CCCCATCAAGACGAGTAGCAAGATCCGCAACCGTCTGTTGAGCTTTGCTGAAAACCTGCTCCCCTTTGATATTGTTAAAGGTGAGCAGCTGCGTTGTAACATTTTGAAGAATGGCTTCATCCCCAAAGATGGAATTCTCCTGCAAAGATGAAGCCATCTCTTGAAATCTTTTTGAAGATATCCCGGCGGCGTTTCCAGTAGCTCTGATTGCTGATTCCACATTGGCAACCGCTGCTTCCTGGATCTTCCACAGATTGATAGATTTATTTACCCCTGCCATAACAGAAGTCAAGCCAAAGCCAGCGAGTAGTTGGCCTTTCAGACTGTTGAAAATACCACCAAGACCAGTCAATCTTCCGGACATGGCTGAAGCTTTTGCTTGAAGATTAGTCAGACTCAAAGCAGTTGAGTTGGCTCTGGCCGCAGTCTGACCCATGGCAGTCCCCAACTTATTAAGAGGAGCCGTCATTCCATCAACAAGACCAAAGCCGAAACTCAAACTATAATTTTTCATATCATTCTACTTTTGCTCCCTTGAATTCTGCAATGACCTTGACTCCCTTCACCCAGAAATAGAAATCATCCATGTCCATCTCCCAAATGTCTCCAGGGAGATGAAAAAGATGAGCCACCAGATAAACCAGCTTCTCCCAGTCTGGTGGCGTTGCTATAAAAAATCTTTACCATCCACCACGTTCTGGATAGTCATAAAATCATCCATGTCAAGCTCATTGATAAGCTCGTCAGTATTGAGGGTAGTGACGGCTTTCAGAATTGGTGTAGCTTCTTCTACCGTAAGCTTGACATTCCCTCCTTCTTCTGTGAGCTTTTCAAGAAGCTCTTTTGGAAGACTTCTGAGATGCTTGAGCTTGATACGGAAAATAGTAACCTCTTCAATGACCAAGGTCGTACCGTCCTCCTGCTTTATCTTTATCGGGTAAAGCAGTTTGACCGTTTTGTCTTCTTTCATCTTTTGAACTTGAGGTCTTATCTTTGCTTTAGATTTGGACATTTGAATCTCCTTTTAGTCTTCTATCCAATAACCACCAATGAACTTGACTGAAGTCTCTCCTTCTCCTGCAGTCAGGTCCATATTGTTGGCGCAAGTGGCTCCTTCCATCTTGTAGGATTTTCCACCTCCAGCTGCCCGGAAGATTACTGTACCATTGCCATTGATAGCAGCAAGATCTCCCAGCTTTATGTCATCCCGGTCGGTGATTTTGACTTCACATTCAGCGGGAACCGCTTCTTCGACAAATCCATGAAGCCCAGTATCCCCGAACACCGGCTTTCTTTCAAAAGCCGGTTCTCCTGATATGCCAAGTCCTTTGGCAGTTGCTCCTTTCTTATTAAGAAGCAGCTGGCCATTGACCAGAATCTCAACTCGTCCTGTTATTTTATTCATCACTTCCTCCTTTACAGAATAAACTGAATTATGCTTCCAAGAACCATGAACTGGTTGACCAGATCAGGCGGCAGAAGAACATCCACGCGATTTCTGTCTGTGGCATTTCTTTCCACCACAAGATTCTTTCTGAAGTCGTCCAGATTCTCAATCAGTCCTCTGTCTCTCAACTGAGTAAAAAGAGAAATGACTTCATCTTTTATGGTCTTGGGCTGTACCACATTCGTGTTTGGCTGAATGGGGAAAGTATCATCCACAAGCTTGAACCTGGGAATGATAAAGCGAGTCAGCATCCTTGCTTTGTACTGATATCTGATCTCTGACAGCGTAGCCATAGTACAAATGTCAAGATACGAAGGATCCGGAACCCCTGCCGGATTGGTCTGGTAGGTCGTAATGAGTCTTTCAATACATACGTTCCCAGATGAATCCACGATCCACGTGGAAATTCCATCCCAGAGCAGGAGATCTCTTTCTGTCCTGCTGAATTTAAGGGAATCAACCGGAGGAAGAATTCCTTTCAGGGGCAGATAATGAAGAGGTCTGGCAGGATCATCATTCAGATAATAACTTGCCACGGCCGCCAGAGCAGCTGTCCATCTGGCCGGAGAAGAAGGAGATCCATTTTCCACCATGATGCTATTCATGGCGCTGTTCCTTGAATTGCCAAGGGTGGATCCTCCTGAAACGGTCCTGGAAGCCACAAGGAAAGCACTTCCTTGCAGATCATTCTGAGGAAGAAACCTGTTTGTCAGTTCCGCTTCCAGAGAAGCCAGTTGAGAAGATCCATCATACGGTTGGCCGATGTAATGAAACTGAATTCCGGCAACAACTGCCCATACAGCGTCAAGAGAAGGATCACCGGATCCTCCTGCCATTGCTGTTATCTGAGCACTGTTGGTGAATCCAGCAGGATCTTTCTCCCCAGTGTAGTAGTTGGCTCTGATGTCAAGGAAATTTCCCTGACTTCCTCCATTCTTGGCTGTGATCAGAAGGGCGGAAGCAGCGTTTGTGGAGCCTGTTACCGGGAGCTGATCGTTTTCTGTTATAGCGGTTATGGCTGCTGAGTTGCAATCAGCCACAGACCATCCAGAAGCAAGAGCCACGGGAACTTTCTGACCATCTATCATCAGATTATAAGTCCCTGCTCCATTCATACTGAATCCGTTTCCAGAAAGAGCCACGGAGAACTTGATTACCCCACTGGCCTTGACAGATCCGCCTGAATCGCTCAGAGCGATGGCGTACAGCTCGGTGTTGGGGTTGTTCTTTTTGAACTGGTTGACCATGATGGCCAGTTGAGATCCCGGACCAAAGAATCCATCGGCGAGCCCATCACTGGTCATCTGGTAGAGAACCTCAGACGGCTTGCTGCCAAGACTGGTTTTCTGTCCTATTAACAGAGCTTTGTGAGGATTTGGGAAAAGTCCCTTCAAGGCTCTGTTATTATCCACTTCCGTGAATACCCCAGGGGTACGGATGGATGCAGGAATGTTATTAAATACTATCATCTGAGGTCACCTCCTCTTTTTGATGTACGACCTTCTTTGACTTTTCTGTGGATGCTTCCACCGGCTGTTCATCGTGGATGGTTATAGATCCATCAATCTGTCTTCTTCTCCAGTACCGACCGTTTGGTCCTATCCAGGGGACCCAAGCCCCTTTGACAGGAAGAATGGCTTTGGTGTCCGGGAACCTCACAGTCTCTCCTGCTTTTGGGATCGCCCATTTTTGCTCCTCCATTTCAACTCCTCCGTATTATATTATGAAGTAATGTCCTGAAGGCACCTGCAAAAGAAGTTTCAAATGCTCCAGGGTTTGGGTCATCATCTTGCGTGACTTGAGTACTCAGATCAACCGGAATAAACTCAGAAGCCGGTAGACGTCCGTTGTATGGAAACTGCGCTGATGGAGACAGAATAAAATCAGCATATATTTTATAAAGATCCGGAAGCTGGGAAGGCTGTTGCCTTTCCTCCACTTCCTGCTGCTCTATAAATCCTTGACCATCTGGTCCCGCCACAATCTTTTCCTGAATCACAAATTCATACTGCCACCAGATCCAGCCATTGTTCATGTCAAGAAGCTTTGCTCCTGCATATTCCACTGTACTATCATATCCAAGATCAAAGTTTATCAGAACCGCAAGAAGTTCATTCCTGACATCATCCAGTAGATCATAGACAAGAAGCCCGCTCTGATCCTGGGATTCTCTGTCAGCTTTCATTGCGCAAATAACCCCAAACTTATCTGTGATAGTCTGGTTTATGCTATTATCAGAATCATTCTTGCTGCAGTCCTCCCCAAGAGGAAGAACAAAAGCGGTGTCATTGACCAGACTATTTTTTTCAGCCCTCATAAAATCAAGAGCCCCTCCCACATTTGCTCCAAAGTGCCCATTGTATGTTCTGAGGGCTAAAATTACCGGACTGAATTTCATGTCGTTTCCCTTTTGATCCTTGTGATAAGTCTGTTTACTATCCTCTGAGTATGAGCTTCCACAGTAGGCTCAAGCCAAGGTCTTGGAAGCATCTTTGGGGTCCCTTCTTCCAGGTACTTGGCATAAGGAGCTCCGGTATCCGCTCCAATATAGACCTTCGAGTTGGTCTTGGTCTGCTGAACATCCATTACAATGGATCTTATCAGCTCACCACTATCTATTGCCGGAAAATTGTTTGGAGAAGATGGATGGTGTTTCTTTCCCCCACGAATATAAAAGTGAGTGGCTCTGGGAGTCCCCTTCATGCCTCTTATTATGGCGGTTCTTATGGCATTGAGTCCGATAACAAGCTCTTCAAGAACTATTTTATGCAGATGCCATCCAAAGCCATTGAACTCTTGGGCAAGCTTTCTGAGCTCAGAAGACATTTCCCTGATGTCTACTGTTTTTCTGACTACGCCCATCCAGTACCTTCCTCTCTCATCTCAGTGGCATATATAATAATATATTCGTCACTCTCTTCATCTGCCTGAGTCCCTTTGATCGAAAACCTACGTCCTTTGTTGGCGGATCCTTGCTGTAAGAATATTGAGTAATTGGTCTTGATAGGGTTTGCGTCCTGCATTATATCAAAAGCAGTAGCAAAAGCCCGGGTGAAAGACGTCCCAAGATTATGCACTGCGGTTTTTCGTATTATTATCTTGTGGGATTCCAAGTCCTCCCCGGCATTGACTCCTCTGACAGCCACGTAGTAGGCAGAAGTTCTATTCATCAGCTTGACTTCTGCCCACACCGTTAAAATAGTTTCATAAGTAATAGCAAGAATGCCTTTACTGTCAGGGGAAGTAATTGCCTGCTGAATCATAATCCTACTTTTCAGTTTTGGCACTAACCAAGTCATATTCTTTCCACCCTGAAAAGATCAAGCAAGGGTTTCGCTTCAGGTGGAGGATCTTTCCCGATCACCCTATTTTCATACGCTATTGCTGCCCACTGAATTATGGCTTGACGAATAGGTTCCGGGACATCCTGAGCTCTTGATCCATACCCACACAGAAAATCAATTATAATCCCCTGTCTGTCTCTATCAAGATTGGTAGGAAATTCATATCCTTTTTTGATGACCACTTCTCCCGGAATAGCCTCTGTAATCGTAAAGTAATAGGAAGGATCATACACTGTCAGGATCCCTTCCTCGTCTCTTGTCGCTATTTGTACTATTGATACAAGAGGAGGACGGGGAAGCTCAAGCCTCCCCGATGTAGGCCAGAAATCAACGGCAGCTCTGATCGTTTGTCTGATCAGAGCCCGCTTCAGATATTCTTCAGTGGCTCCTCTCACCGCGGTGATAAAGGAAGCCAGCATGGTATCTTCTTCATCCCCATCTATTCTGGCAAAAAGCTTCAACTCCTCTATGGATACAGGTTCTACAGAGGGAGCAGAGTACACCCCAAAAGAGATGTTGCCATCAGATGGCAAGTCTCTGCTGACAATCATTTCTCATCCTCCTTTCCCTCGTCTTCTTCATCTTCTTCAGGTCCCTCAGACTCATCTTTCTTATCTTTGGCTCCTTTCTTTTTTCTCGCTGCGTCTTTGTTCTCTGGAACCATTGCCTTCTTTAAATCTTCCTCAGAAGATCCTCCATCCTCAATGGCAGGTTCTGCGCACTTGAGCTGGTCTACAAATACAGCGGCCAAAGACTCGGAAACATCATAGACATTTCCTTTTTGATAGAGCTTGACTGTGATCCCGTCTTCCGCTCCTCTTTCATCTTTCAACATGTGAATTTTCATGCTATTCTCCTTTGTTATGCAAGGGCATTAAAGGCTACATTGCCCCTGAAGTCCATGACCGCCCAAGTTTCATCACTGACGCACATCAGCTCTACGAGGGCCTGGGAAGCATTGGAGCACCTGAGATTGAAAGAAGACAGATTGCCAGATAGAAGTCCGATGATCGTGACTCCTGACGGACTGATCTTTACTGATGCGACACTGCCTCCTCCTCTGGTCATCAGAATAACCCGCTGACCTTGCTTTGCTCCTGAACAGAGCCATGCAGAAGCATTTGAAGCAGCGTCTGCAATAGAGAAAACGATCAATCCAACATCTGAAGGCAGATTGACCGTGGAAAGTACTCCCGCAGAGTTAATGATGATCTGAGATCTTGAGCGATTGTAAAGCAGATTCACCATGACCTGTCCTGTTATCTGATTTCCAAAGAAATCAAAGAGACCATCAGAATCTATGGAGATACGATCCGCTCCCTGGGGAATTTGCACCTTTGTGTTCTGGTAAGTATTATCTGATTTTGGCATTTTACCCTCCGGTCAGTATAGAGGGAGGCACTCGCCTCCCTCTTCTGAAAATATTAAACTGGCGAATTGACCGGCCAGCTTGCGGGAAGTCCCAGCAGTGCTTCAGCGGATACGCTGAAGAGTGAAGGGGCTCCCACCTGGGAAATTCTCAGACGAACCGTCCTCTGGGGTCCCTTATATCCGACAGCGTAGGTCTTCTGGCCATCGGTGTA